CGTCAACCAATTGTGGGAACCACCCACCTCCTGCTCATATGCGAGCGGTTAAGTCCTTGGGTTTAAATCCAAGGGCCCGGACCCATCCAGTCGCCGAAAGTGACTAGATGGCCTACCTCGTAGAATCCGGATCCCCTCACGGGGGCCGATGATTGCTCACTACCAGTGTCTAAAGCTGCAAGCAGCCCTTTGACATCAGTAGCGTAGCATTCCCTACGAGCTCGGAACTTTAAGGCCTTGGTCTTAAAGCCGTCGTAGCCGTTTGGTGCGCGCTTCACAGCGGGCACTGCCTCGTCCCATGGGCTCTCGATGCCAACATCCCCGTATCCGTAAGGTATACGGCAATCCATCCACTGCCTGGGCAGTAAACTTTTTGCAAAGGAGTAAACACCTCGGAACCGTAGATCACGAGACCCGCACGGTAACCTCGACCACCTTGATATGTCGTTGATCATTTTAAAGATCATCGTAGGCTTATTCAGGTCTTTCCAAAAGAAAGGTCTGACATTTTGCCCATCAAAGTAGTCATGGCCGCAGCTTTCGAAAAAGCTGCCGTGCGAAAACGACTTGTCAGCATTCACTGTAAAACCACAGAAGTGTAACAACCTGGATAGGTCGTCATACGCGTGATTCTCAATGATAATGTCATCACCATATGTCGCGGTTAGCTCGCGGGAAGAACCCGCAGCACGTGCCAACGCATAGAAGATGATGGATTCTAGCTCAAACGTAAAACCATTGCCCATGCTAGAGAACTTTTGGTTCTCGTGCTCTTCACCATCTAAGGTGAAGCGGTGCGACCTTGTGAGGTCAAGCAAACGCGCCCATTTCTCTGGTAAAAGGAACCAGACGAGGCTGCGTGCAATGGTATCGCTCGCTGACGATAAGTCAACGGTCGACAGTCGCCACGAATGTGCGACAGAGGCTAGATATCGGTTCCAATCCTGACCAGTATCAAGATCGACCCACTTACGAAAAAGACCCCTAAGGGCGTCGCCGAGTCCTAGCTGAGCATACACGTTGACGTGCGGCTCAATTGCTATCGCTCGGTCGATTTTCGCGGTTTTGCTGACAAACGAGACGGTATTCCCTGTTACGATCTCTACGTTCTCGACGGTTTCGCACCATCGAGGACCTAGTATATCGCGCCAGTAAGAATAAAGCTCGGGCGTGACGTGCATACACGTCGCGTACTTCTTAGGGAGTGTCACGTGCCTCTTCACGAGGGACGTTACGCCGGGGCCGAAACGCATCGAGCCTAACTTCGGGTGAAGGCCAAGGATCTTTTCAATTAGATTGCGTGCCCTAAAGAGCATCAACAACATTGAAGGATCCGAGGCTTCCAGCTTTTGCAAGCCATCACCATACATTAGGTTATCGAAGCGCTCGTTCGTCACTCCACAGACCTTCTCTGCTTCCCAGAACTTCTCCACTGCCGACTTGCGCCGATCGTGGTCCGTTTTTAAGAAGACTGCCTTACTCAGACCTTTTACGGCCTGGTAGTCCTTGCGAAACGCGGCAGCAGTTGCATACTGGGTTGGATCGATCTTACGATCAACTAGGGCCGTATGCTCACCGTACTTAAGCTGCAAGAAGCAGCTCAAAGACACTGGTGAGTTTATTGCCTCCAACGTCCGCCCGTACACGGCTAACGCCTGACGGGTGCCTACAACACTAGAAGTAGGCTTCATCTTCATTGACATGAAAATCCTCAGAAAAGGTATCCCTATTTACACCTCTGGTTCTTAGTACTTCACAGCGCCTCGCGGCGTTAGCTAGTAGTTCAGATGAGTCCGCGTCCACTTGCGTAGACCAGGATTACCAAAGATGCTCCCCCGATCACTGACAAGATCTGCGTGATGGTCATTACTGACTCCACGCAAATTAATACAGCGGATCGAGGTCCTCGGGGCCAGCCTTGAGAACAGTGATGTCCTCAGTGTTGGCAACCAAGGCGCGCAAGTGCTTTCGCTCTTGCGCGGTGGCCGACTTCGGAATCGTGTACGTAACGGTTGCCCGTGCCGTATCAGCGATGATGTCGACCCCATTGACGTTGCGAACAATCGGATAGACTGCGATGCGTTGCACCTTAAAGGTGTTCCGCGCTGCAGACGGCCGACTGAAGCCGACTTCAATGGAGGGTTGCATGTCGCGGCTCGCCAAACGGCGATCCACGAAGACAGCCTGTGTGGAGCTCAGAAGCTCCGGACTGTACGACACAGCGACCGGGGTCGCAGTTCCATCATTGATGGTAATAGCACCAGTTACCTGAGGCATTTTTACTTTCTCCTGCTCATTATGAGCATATGGGGGAGAGGCTTCTACAAAACGTAGAGGTACCTCACTTACCAGACAAAAGGATTTGTCGTGATAAGGCGACTGCATCGAGAGTTCTCTTTGCATTCAGTGACAGACGAGGCTTTGGGAGGGGGATAGTTAAGCTTGCTGATGGCTGGCGATTATAATAATCGTTTCGCGCATCACTGGGCTCATATATCGTCCTAGATCCCGACGGCCCTTGAGCACCACCTGTGTAGTGCATCAAAGTCACAACCTTCTGCGACTCCCAAGTTGATAAGACCTGGACGCCGACCATCGCATCAAGATTACCTAGCCAAGTACCCAGTGGAATAAACCAGTCAAGTACAAAAGACAAAGGCAAGAGCTCGTATAACGTGGCTAAAGGGTTCGTCAAACCCAGTCGCTTGAGAGCTTGCGCCTCCGGATTACACCGGAAGTACGCACCGATTCGGAGTTCCATAGTATGATCTTGGATCCGTTCGCACGAGGGTGACCCCGTGAATACGACGGACTTACGATAATACTTAAGATCCTCACCGGACACTACGCGTTTCCACAACGGAGTTGTCATACTCGAATACAGTGTTTTCAACATTGCATCGAAATCAGACATCAACGGAGTGATAGCGTAGCGGAACTCAAGCCATCTAGAAGCAAGGCCAGCCTGCGCACGTTCGTGCGCTGGCGACCCCAAATACGCTCGAGAGCCCTCACGGGCATACGCCTTACGGCGTCTCTTACGTACCGCCCTTAGTTGACGCGCACTCATCTTACGAAAAGCGCGGTAGTAATCTACTACATCAACAAGAGTTTTCCTGAACCATGCAAGTGTCTCTGGCAATTCACCTAGGAATGTCGACAAATTCCACTCTTCACCTTTGATCTTCGACAGCAGCTTATTAACAACGACCGGACGGCCGTTATTATAAGTTTCACTGTCGAAAGTCTCGGTTGAAGCGTTGTAAGTCGACGGACTTTGGTAACCAGAAGAATCACGCTGCATAGCCCTGTAACGAATCTTCACAGATTTGTTGTAGGGCGTTTGATCTACCAATAAAGATAAATCAACTGGCTTCTTTCGTTGCGTAGACGTACTCACACTGTTTCTTACGAAACTGTACTCACCCAAGGCAGGTGTTAGGGGAAGACCCCCGCCGCCTTGGTAGAGTTGGAGTCCGTTAACCGTGACGTTATAAGCCATTGGTCCTTTATATCAAAAGGTTAGAGGAAAAGAGGGAACCCTGAC